TCCCGTATTTATCAACAGGTTTATATCTATACTCAAATAAACCATTCTCAGTTGCTTTTTTTGTTGTTGTATATAAATAACTATCACCCATAGATGGGTCATCTGTTGTTACTAGAGGAACAGAATATACAGTATCAACTTCCTCATCATATGATGGATTAGCAGACATATTATATATTATAATATAATCTTCTGATTCCATTTCAGATGTAAGAAGATAGATATTAAATTTAATTTGTTGTGATATATATCTCATTTATTTATCTCTTTTCAAGGGCATTTTAAAAATCATAGCCGATATTCTTTTTATCTCTAACTCTTTTAGTAGTTTATCTTTTTTCTTTCTTTGTCTTTTTCTTTCCGACTTTATTCTTTTTCTTTTACATCCGCCACATGCCATTTTAATCTCCTATTCTAATAACGATTTAAGGGTTCCAATTTATACTTACACTACCTCCATATCCTTTATATGGGTCACAATGAATGATGGAGAATCCATTGTTCCCGCTAGTATATTTGTCATTACAATCGAACCTATTCCATGAATACGAACCTTCTGTTACTTCCAAAAGGAATATATCACTAACTTCTGGGTCTTCGCCCATAGAACAATATATATAAGTATTATCAGGTGGGTAATACCCATTAGTATCTTTGCCTATGAAAAGAATCTTAAAAACATCATCATCAAAATTAGTCCAAACGCAAGCCCATTCAATATTGGAACCGAGAGCTATTTCATCAGAGTAGTCTTGGTCATAAGTTAACTCAAATGTCCCATTAAGCGTACCTGGGCCTTCTCCTGAGCACCAATTCACACCAGAATATGTCACTTCTATAATATTAGGTATAGAACCACTACATTCTAAACAAGATGGGGTGACAGAACTACTACTTGAGTTTGAACTACTTGAACTACTACTTGAGTTTGAACTACTTGAACTGCTCATTGAACTTGAACTCATTGAACTCATTGAACTTGAACTTTGAGAACTACTACTTGTAGAGCTTGAACTACTTACGGCCAAACATTCTTCACAAGTATCATATTCTTTTGTCAAGTAGTTTAATAATGTAATCCCTGTTGCTGGCAATAAGTTAGCAGCGATTGCTCCAGCATCATTTTTGTTTATAGAATAACAGATATCATTATATTTGAATATATTATCACCTGTTCTTATAGCATTTTTTAATATCCATAATTGAGTATCTGGTGTGTCAGATATATCACATAATGTTGCCGGAATTGCAAGTGGTTGGTTCCCAGTCTCAGGTTCACCAGAACAAATCGATCTACAAAAACAGTAAATAATCATATGCCAATCCATTCCAGGCGTTTGATTTTTGACAGTGATATAAGGTAAGTTCCACTGTCCAACTCCACCATACATTTCATATGTATTATTTTTTTGTGCCCAATTGTAAAGTGCTAATGGAGAAAACTGATAAGAATAAGTATCATAACCGAGTGTTGTCTGTGCCCGGATTTGCCAATCTAAAGTATAACCATTAACGGCCACATCTGCTGTTCCATTTTTGGCGAAAAGTCTGATTGTTATTACATTCTCAAAACTTAGCGTTTCAAAACTTTTACATAATAGAGATTGTAGTGCTGGGTCATTAGCATTATATACACCTGAACAATCAGCAGCATTGGTTATTATAAGTGGTAAGGTTGTATCATTATTATTAACATTTTGAAATGTGTATGGTATCATTCGCCCGTAGTTTGTTCCTGCTGTTCTTATACTTTCTAAACAAGTCATTTCTACTGCTGTTTCTGGGTTATTCACACAATCCCAACCTGTTTCAGGATTTACGACATCCCAACATTCCTCGCATGTATGATATACATATATCCAATCATCACTTGGATTTGCGTTTGCTTCATCACTTGGATTGAAGTTATAACAAGATGAAGTATAATGACAATTACTATTGCAGTCATTAAGACAAGTATTATAAGCATCAAGGTCTCTTAATACTTCATATCCTTTACATCTGCTTTTTTCATAGTCATAATCTGGAAAATTAGTTTCATATGTTATTTCCCCAGAATTATATATTCTGCTTCTCTCTGTATTGTTTAATATCTTATTATAAATTCTAATATCAGCAAGAAATCCCTTAAAGAACTCAATAACTCCTGTTCCTACTCCTGCCATTAAATTGTCATCAGTAGTGTAAAATGTATTATTAAAAGATGTCATTTCTACATTATTAACATAAATTACACCACTGTGAGATGGATTGTTATAATCAAATGTTATAATGACGTGAATCCATTGTTTAGAGCTTAAACTATTAACTACGGTCAAGTCAGAGGGGTCAGCGTTGCTTATAAGTTTAATGCTATTATCTTCCCAGAGTAGAGTAAATCCCGTATCTTTGCCATCTGCTATAATCACTCCATTTGAGCTATCATCTGCCTTGAACCAAAGAGCATATGTCATATCTTTATTATCATAAAATCTATGATCATAAAGAAAAGTTTCTGGGACAGATGGGTCTTCTCCATATAAAGCATCTAGTTCTTCTTGAGTATAATAATCAACAGATACTACTGATGGATTCTCTATAGCAGAAGGGTTTTCAGGCTCATAATAACTGGGATTTGGATAATCTTCAGGTGAATATAGAGATGTATAACTCCACTCATCATTACCATAAAGTGTAAAATCGATAAAATCATTTGTTCCATTAAAATGAATTGAGATATCATCACTCGGATTTTGGTCCATTTGGTCAGTATTATTATTGCTTGTTCCATTTATGTAATGGATATTCTCGTATACTATATCATCATCTCTTCTATCATTTAGATACCAATGAGCTAACATATCATTGTGCAAGAAGGTGCTTGAGTCAAGTAAAAACTCATCTATATTATAGCAAGATGGGTCAGCATCCCAACACTCATTCATACAGTCACAAGAAGGATTTGGATATGGAGCAGGTGTATAACAACCTGATGAATTAAGTTTAAGTATTTTAATCTCACCTTCAACTAATTTCTCTGGATTGTCTACTTTAGCATAATTATAATTTTCGGGTAAATAATAACATTTATTATTATATTGAACAACACAAGGAAGGTCTGGAAATAATGTTTCTATATCAGATGTTAAAATATGAATTGTATCATTTGAATTATAATCACCATCTTGTGTATCTAATTCTAAATGATATGCTCCACTAGACGTATCACAATCTTGCTCTGGTAAAGTATCTGCTTGACAAACTCTTAAAGCAGTATAAATACCTTCAACATAACAATCTGGTAATTCTTGTGCTTCTGGGTCTATACTCAATTTCACTGACTCTGGAGACTCATTACCATTTACATCTTTTACTTTGATACTGAACTCCCAATTAAAGAGACCATATGCCTCATTGCTTGGGTTAATTAAATCGCATAAATCATCATCATTACCTATTTTAATTGACCAATCATGAGAAGTTTGCCACCCAGAGTCTTCAAAATATTGACCTGAATTATAAACTGTAAAGTAATATGAACACAATTCAGGATATTGTAAATCCTCAACCATTTCTGAACTCATATGTAAATACCAGATTCTCATTCTGCGTTATTCCCTTGACTATCTAAATGTGGTGGTAAATGCCATAATGGTGTATCTGTATTATCTGTATCTAAATCTGGATGCCATATTTCTGGGCTTGTAACATATGTAGATGGGTTGTCACAACTTTCCCATTCATAATTATTCCACACATCTCTTACCCAGACAGATTCTGGTATATAATCCCAATCGGTGCTGTAAAACCAATTGTTTGTTGTGGAATAGTAACAAGTTGTCCCTGTTCCAGCATTGACATCTGATCCGGCCCAATTATCAGTATCTTCTACCAAGTGCCATTCATTATCTTGTCCCTGCGGAATACCCACTTTTAAATATATATATTTGTATTCATCAGTTCCCCTGAAGTTCTTTCCGAAGGCGATTAGTTCCTTGCCATCTGTTGCCCCACCAGTTTTTATATATTTTATTCGCAGATACATTGTAGCACCAACGGGGATTAAATCAGAAGAAGGTATAATAATACAATGACTTCTTTGTATCACGTCTACAACATAAAAATCTTCGGAGAATCCCGGTATACCATCGAGGACCATGGCCCTCATATTATAAAAAGCTATATAGGATTGCCCGTTATAATAACCCCATTCTCCGCTCATACCTTTAATCAACTCAGAAGCGAGTATCCAGGACGATTCCCCAGATCTTCTTCCCAAATCAACCCTAAAAGCATCTGGATTGGCAAGGTATTGAGCGGTAGTGGTTGGAGGGTCTAATTCTATCGCTTCAATAAATTTTATTGCTGCCTGATAGGCTTCTTCATATGTTTTTTTTGGAGGAGTCCCTGCCCCCAGTGATCCATCACCCTCCCATAGAGTATAGCCCCCGGCATATCCCAGCCCAACTCCAACTCCCATATGGACTTTATGATATCTTAATTGTAATAAAACACTTCTCATATCAATTAACAATTGTGTTTTTAACTCATATTGTCCGTGATTTTTATATCCAGTTATTTCATCATTTTCATTTTTTATCTCTGTATAAATTATTTGAACAGGGTGATGATTTTTTACAATAAAATATTCAGCAGGTAATTGTGTTGAGTCATCATAATCTGTATCAATTGCTGTTTCTGTTCCTGGAGTAAAATTATCTAATATGAATTGAACACCTTCAGCATTATTCTCTACATCTAATTCATCTCCATATTGTCCAAAATCAGATGGGTTAAGATACTCTCCATATGCAGCATAATAATCATCATTAAATTGTTCAATAGATGTAATAGTTCTATACCATTTTTCTTTGAAATTAAAATCAGCAGCATCATATTGTTCTTGAGTAATAATCATTCTATTATCTATTTGGTAATTTGGTGGAGTTCCTAATTCAGAAGGCCAATATTTTGTATCTGGTTTTCTACCAAATGTATTTTTCCAAGTTCTTCTCCAACAGCCAATTGGGTCAGGATATAAAATATTTAAATTATCTGGTTGATGAACTAAATGGCTATCTTTTTCCTTCATTTTTTCCATAGCGTGAAGTTTTTTTGGAGTTTCTGTATCCCAATACCAATCATATGCTTCTTCTCCCAGATTTTTTAATAATAATTCAATTGCTGCTCCATTACAACCCCAATTTTCATCTTTAAGTAAAGCCATATTATCTTGAGCAGCATATTTATTACTTAACCAGACTCCTTTTTCTGTTTCATATAACCATCTATTATTAACAGTATCAAAATAATTATTATTTCGGAGCCAGTTAGTCTGGTAATCTGTATCGTTTTCTACATCCCACGCCCAGTTCCCAAGCTCAACTACTCTTTCTATTGCTGATTGATATGAGTCATTAAATTTTGAATCTGTGTATGGTTGATCTGGTGCTTCTACAAATCCATCTTCTCCAGATTTTGTAGGAGGATGACTCCCCTCCATTTTTGTGTATGTTGTTTGTCTCGGCCAAGGAACATAACCTATTTTTACTCCATTACCCAGAGTTCCATAATTGATACTAAAATCACCTATTGGACCTTGAGCGTCTATATTTGTTATATCAGTTTTAAATTTCTCTACTTTACCTTTATATACCCATACATAATACTTATTATCTACACAATATATTGGATATGAAGATGCTTCTTTAGGATCAGTGTCGCGAGGGAAATAACGATGAGCAGAGATAGCGATATTATAATAATCACTATCCGTTTCTGGGAACTGTATCTTTTTTAATCTGTCATATATTTTAGTATTAGCATTTTTATCAAAAGTGTAATACCTATTATAATTGGGGACTTGAGAAAATCTCGCTTCGTTAAACTCGCCAGTATCTGGGTTTATTGGTCTAATTAAAGAACCTGAATTAAGAATACCTTGGTCAGAAGTGTCATTGTTGGTAAATAAAATTGCTGGAATATATCTGCCATCTGGCAGGTAGAAATCTCCATCATAAAAGGTTACAAAGCCCGGCGGGCGTGGGTCTGATCTATCATCACCCATCCAAGGGTCAGTTCCATTTGTATCCCATCTTGTTTCTCCAGCTTCAAGAGTAATTGTATTCCCATCAGCATCTTGATACTGTCTATCTTCTAGTTCTGGAGCACTACCGTATGCCCACTTCACCTGAAAATAACTTTCATAAATTTCAGTGGTTAATTTTCGACCTGCGTGAGGATAAGTAGCTAGAAATATTCTTTTTCTCAAGTCCTCAAAATGGAGGTGAGAAATCTCTTTCCCTTTTACTATTGTATCCCAGTCTCCATATTCCCAGCAATTCTGGTTATGATACCATTCTTGTATGTATTCATTAACAATGATTCTCTCTCCGAATTATGAATAGACGCTCATTAATCTCCCGCTGTCTTCGTTCCAACTTATGCTCTTCTCAGTGTTGTCTCCAACGTAGCTAAATGTCTGTAAAATGTATAAGTTATCAAAATTAACTCCTGACGCTCCACTTGGGTTATTGAGTGTGATATAAGCTGCAGGAACTATATCTCCAACTTCCAACCATGGCACAAAATCTCTTAGATCAAAACTTTCTGTATTCGTTAATATTTTTGGTGTAACTGTTCTATTATTATCATTTAGATCAAATGCTGTATATGCTGACACACCGGGGTCTTCAGTTGCTCCATCTAGATATTTTAGAGTTTTTGTAATTTTAATCCAGGTAATGTCAAAATCATTAGTATCTGAAGAAGATGCCGTTCCGTTAAAGTCCCTTTTATTTGTAAGTATTTGTATTCTATTTTTGTTCTGTTTTAATGAAAGGCCCTTACCAACTCTCATATTCTCAATCTTTTTTGATATTCTTATTAACTCATTAAGATTGTCAACATATGCTTTTGTATTTGTGTTTTCATTTTTTCTAAATAGTCTCATATTCTCACCTAATGGTATAGTTAATATGGTATAGTGGTTTCTACATCGTCAGCTCCAGAAAGCATTGAATAAAAATCTACTGATTGATACCGGCTAGTATCAATCCCCCCAATAGATTCAACATCCAGATAAGTAGTATAATCATCAGGGTCATAATTATTCCACCCCTGAACATTCTCTTCCCAAATTAAAGTATATTCGTGTAGAGAAGAAGTTCTTTCTGTGTGTTGGATATCTACTAACATAAATCTCTCAATTCCGGCTACTTTATCATTTGTGGCATAAGCTCCATTCTTTAATTGGTGTTGTAGAGCCTCTTCTCTTCTTTCATATATTTTAGTAATAAAATCTGTGCTATTTATAAATCCCAGGTATGGTGTAAAGTTTAATATTTTGGATGTAAAAAAAGTAAAATTAAAAAAGACTCTTGGATATCTCATCTCAAGTTCTGGGACTTCGCTTGCGTGTCTGGTTAAGAAAGGTTGCTGAGCACCTCTTATAACATCCCATTCTTCATCAGTAGGATTAGCGGGATCAACAGCATTATCTGTTTGATATTTAGTCCATTCTGTTCCATATTTATACTCAAACCACTGGTTCATCCAGTCTACAATATAAGTTTTATTATCTCCATCTTCACCACCATATATTAACTTATTTTCCAAATTAACATAAGCATCTGTAGTAGCAGACTCAAGACTCCCATTCCACCATATTCTCCAAGATGATGCTGCATTAGCTCGTGGGGCATCATAATATCTAGAGTCATTTGACCAGGTATAAACTACATCTAATATTCTATCATTCCCATTTAATAGATTTCCTTGAGAAATAGGATTCTCATCAATATCCACGCACACAAGATCCGTATTAGCTCCATAAGGCATTCCCTCATAAGGCAATTCTATATATCCCAATTGAGTTCCATTCCCATTAACATTCCCATTCGCAGGGTTCATTAATATTCCTCCTCTGTTCCTGTAATCTAATTGGAGCATATGATAGTGCATAGTGGCTGTCCATACCTCTATTGTTCTGTGTTCTCGACCACTATCTGCTAATTCCACAATTGCCATAATTTTTTACCTTAACTATATCTATCTTTTTCTCTATTATTATCTTCAATTGCCTTTTGTATATTTTTTAATACTTGTATCATATCATCTCTATTTCTATCTTTAAAATTACTAGTCAGAGACCCTCCTCTACTTTGAAGATGAGAAATAGCTCCTTGTCCAGTAATAAGTTTAGATGTTCTAGTAGCCCCTTCAGGAGATTGTAAAAAACCCATTACTGTTTTCTGGTCTTCTTGTAATCCAACACCTTTTTTGTTCAAGACATCAAGACGAGCATTTTTTCTTTGCGCTGTTCTTCTTTCTAAATATGCTCTACCATCTGCTATACTTTGTAGGATACCTCTTCTCCTGGCAAACTCTGCTTGTTTAGCTCTTTCTGCTTGAAACTTTTTCTCTTTTTCTGCTCTTTGGTTAAATCTTTTTTCTGCAGATATTTTATCTTTTTCTTCTCTCTCTTTAGTGCTTAATGTTCTAGGCTGAGCAAGACTCATTGTCGGAACCTTATTCATACGTTTTATATCAAAGAACTTATCTTCTCCGGTTCCAGCTGAAAGTTTCTTTGCTATTCTTGTATTACCAATCAATTCAGCAAAATCATCGTTCAATAATACCGCAGCAGATGCTAATGCTACAAGAGCCGCAGCAGCCCCAGCAGCACCAGTTGCTACTCCACCAACAGTAATGCCACCAGCACCAGCCCCAGCAAAAGCAGCACCTTTACTGGACATAACACCAGCACTTGCTCCTGTTCCAAATGAGGAAGCCTGAATAGCGGCTTTTCTTTTCATTACTCCTGATACAGATGCCCTTCCTGCCATTTTTGCTCTATCTTTTGGAGATACAAATCCTTTCATACTCTCTCCAAAGCCAAAAGCACCAGTCTCAAAGTTTTTGGCTAATCTAGCGGCATTTTGTCTTTCATATGCCGATGTCACCGCATCTATAGCCATTCTCTGCTTACCCATAGCCCCTATACTAGCTTTTATTGTCATAATAGAAGCAATAAGCTGAGCAATAAAATTAGTAATAGCAACGACTGTTAAACTTATAAAAGTTGCTTTTAATATCTTTAACACTCCATCTAACCCACCAACCTTCTTATATAATTTTTCAGCACCAACAAATGCTCCTTTGAATGCTTTTACAATAGATGTTTCCCAATCTTTTACAGTTTTTTGATTTGTCTCTAACCAAGTATTTATCCCTTTTATTTTTTCGGTGAATAAATCAATAATTTCAAGGCCAATAGCATCTCTAAAGTTCTGCCAAGCAGCTTTTAAATTTTGAACTTGTTCAACAAATGTTTCTGTTGCCTTTGAAGATCCTTTTATAGCAGCACTACTATCTTTAACTATCTTTTTTACAATTAACTGGGACTTTTGAAATGCGTTCATTGTGGTGACTGATTGTGTCATTCCCTGTTCATAAGCAAATGTCTGTAGTGCTGCTTGTTTTATATCAATACCATATGCAAGTGCTGTGCTAATGAGTGCTTTATCCATCTCAAGTGCCTGTTGTGTAGTAGCACCCATTGGGACTAACATATCTTGTAATGAAGCCATCCAATCTCTAACAGCTTTTGTCCCTCTACCACTACTTTTAGCAAATGTTTTGGCCCAATTCTCTGCTTCTCTATTTAGACCATCAAATACCACTTTGAATTTGATATTTAATGACTCTAAACTAGCTCCAGCACTAATAAAAGATTTTGTCATAAGAGCAGATGATGCCACGGCTGCTGCTCCTATAGCTAGAAGAGATTTATTAGCAAGAGCACCAACTCTTTTAAGTTCATTATTTATCTTCGATGTTGTAGAGCTTACAGATTTATTAACTCTGGCTAATTGCCTTTGAAAATTTTTCTGGTCTACCTCAATCTCTATGAATAATGTGCCAGCTGATTTAGCCATTTTTTATCCTCTTTCTTTTTTACGCCGTTCCATTTCAGCTTGAACTTTTCGTGCTTTAACCTCAAACTCTTTTGGAGATAAATCTTGATGTCCTGATTTCTGTTCATTTGGATGAAAGAACTCATATACATCCACAATATCATTCCTTAAATTAAAGAACTCATCAAAAGTTAATTCTCCTATTCCTTCCAAAGAATAGCCATAAAAATGAACAAGCAAAGAGATATTAAAAGACCAATCAAAGTCTTTTATTTTTTGTCCGTCAAGTTTTTTTCGGCTTCACTATCTTCGCCTGTTTCTACCCCAAATATTTCATTTATATTTGGTAGGTCTTCTATAGTGAGTAATTCTGCAAATTCATCATATCCAATATCATTTTTCTTTGATATTAAGATATAAATAAGTTGAATAGTTGCAGAAGTGCTTCCAGCTACTTGTGCTCTTAATGTATCATTACATTTTAATTTTAAATAACTATCTACATCTGCTTCTTTGCCTAAATCTTTTAATACAGTTTTTGCTTCTTCAACTACTTGTTTGTCTATCCAGATATCAAATTTTGCTTGGTCATTTAATGTTAATTTGCCTATCTTGAATGTCTTATTCCCTAATTCTACTTCTCTGTCTTGATTTAATACTTTTGAAAGTTCCATTTTCTTTCTCCTAAAAAATTAATATATTATCTCTATACTACAGTTAGTAGTTCTAATAACCATTAGACTGTCTCATCAATGGTGAGAGGGCCTGTGCCTTTACAGGTGAAGTTCACCATACCATAATTGCTTCTGGAAACATCAATATCTGCTGACACCGTACAGTTTCCAGTATAAACTGGTGCTCCTGCCAGAGCAGTAAATATTAATTCTACTTCAGAAGAAAGCCATGTTGCCACTCTTGCTCCGTAGGTCCCGTCTAGAGTAGCACTGAATGAACCCGTCCAGGAATAGGTGGTAGGATAATTCACGATATTATCTGCTGTGAAATACTCCCAATCTGGAGTGGTCCCCTGCTGAATTGAAACTGTAAAATTACTCACTTCAAAAGTTGTGCCCGCTATTGTGACAGCACCGCTATCATATACTTTAATTGCCATTATATTGGCTCCTTAAAAAAAATCATTACTCCAATCATTTAAATACTTTAATGCTTAGGACTCAGTAACTGTGAGCGCACCCCCGCCTTTTATCGAGAGGCTAATCTTCCCATAGTCTCCTCTGGAAACATCAATATCACATGAAATGGTACAGTTAGAAGTCCCAGTGTAAATAGGCCCACCACTATCTGCTGTATCAGCAACTACTGTCACAGGTGTAGGATTAGCTACTCCACCGGCAACTGGCAACCATGTTGCAATATTTGCGCCTGCTGCGCTATCAAGGATACTAGAACCCGTCATTGTCCAGGAATAGGTTGTAGGAGCGTTCTGAACATAATCTTTTGTGAATGCTTCCCAGTCTGGGGTTGTATTTTGCTGAATTGATATCGCAAAATCACTGCATTCATATGAGTCTCCTCCAATTGTTAAAGTAGCACTATCGTATACTGTTCTTGCCATTTTTTTTACTCCTTAATCATTATACTTAACATTATAATTATAATTACTCCATTTATGAGCAATTATGATAAATCCACTTCTTCTGCTGCTCTTATATTATATTGAGACCTGACACGAATAGTATCACCCTCAACTGATGTAAGTCCTCTTACAGTTGACTCTACAAAACTATATTCATAACCATCAATATCTATTTCTGCTCTATGTAAATCTTCTAATAGAGTATATGATATAATTCTAACAGCTTTAGATCCTAATCTCTTCCATCCATATATAACAACTTGAACATCAGCATCTAATGAGTCAGTTACGAACCAACCTTCTGGTGTATCAGATATAACACTAAACACACAACAAGGTAATGAACAATCTTGTTTAGCGAGATTTTCATATACTCTATTCCCAATTAAAGATCCAATAGAGTTTTTAATAGCAAGATAAAGAGCATCAACTAATAACTGTTGTGATTTCACTATAATATATCCTTAAATTCATTTAAAATCTTTTTTTTCGAGGAAGCAAGAGAACTCCTCATAAAAGGTTGAGCAGTTTGATGAAGAGTGCCAAATTCTACGCAGGCAGCATATTCTGCATTATTCACTACTCTTCTCTTTAATTCCTCTGAATCTAGAATGTCATAACTTCTTTTCAAATGCCCAGACGTAACAGGAGTTACCTTTTCTGCTTCTTCCTTATATATTATAGCAGATTTATCTAATGCTCTACTTATAGAAGTTATAATCTCATTCTTTAATCTTTTATTTGGTATAAATCTTGTTGCCATTAGTCCACTCTTGAACAAACTAACATCATATAAGTATCATTCCATATTTCTTTTTCAACAATATTATAAAAATCATTATTATAATACACTCTATCACTCATATCTATATCAGAGTCATCAGCACAATATATTTTTAACATGCTGTTGCTCCATTCTCTTCCAGCTTTAACTGCTTCTGAGCTTCTATATGGTTGAATATTTCCAAGTAGAGTATTCTCTATAGAGAAAGCAGAGATTGGACTACCCCCGCTATCTACTGTTTCAACACTCCTGTAAGTATAAAATGTTGTTTTTAATAGGCTAGTAGGTTTCATTTATTGTACATCTCCCAATTTGTAAAGATCCAATTTTGAATTAAAATCTAATTGCTCAGTTGTTGTGCTGCTATTATCAACTAATTCATATTCATAATCACCAAGTGTCTCTTTTTTAATTCCAGCTGTAGTTCCTATTCTATTCTTTGCTGAAACTACACCACTACATATTATGCTTTTGAGACCATCAGGAATACTACTATAACCAGCACTATAAGTAATATTAACATTATGTCTCCCTTTTGCCCAAACAGTAGATTTGTATAAAATACCTTCATCATATTCTATAACAATATTATCTGTATCTATTGTTGTTTCATTCTCATCTATATCAATATAAGTAGCTGATGTAAGAGAAATAATTGGAGCTTGTGGTAATATTAAATCTTTGCAACCATTACCATCCAGTCTAGTAGTATAATCAGTAGCAGAGAATGTTCTACCACAATAGGCTTCAGCATATTCACTCATTGCTGTGATCAAAAAAGAATATAATGCCTCATCAGCAGTATTATATGATGGATTCCCATCACTTATTGTGCTTTTTAAATATACTTCTAAATCACTCAATTCTATGAGATCCATTTTCTTTCTCCTCTTCATCCAACTTAGCAACTCTTTTTTTAGAAATTACAATATGGTCAATCATTAGATCTTTAATATCTTTTACATCTTCGCCTACTACAGTAATTTTCTCTTCAACATATTTTATTGAAGTATTCGTTGTCCCAACAAAGCTACCAAATCCAACTAATAAACCTCCAATTGTAATAATTAAACTAATAATACCCACAATGCTGGATGTCTTCATTATCTATCCTTTTTCTTTTTTTTAGATTTAGTTCTTATATCTTTCTTTAGCATCATTTTGTTCTTATATTCTAAATCTTTTTTCCCGATAGTTTTTTTCAATTTTTTTATCTCTTCTCTTAGTTTTATATTTTCATCTAATAACTCTTTATTCTCTATCTCATTATTTCTTGCTGTTATCAACAATTTCATATCTTTGTTTACATCTTCATAATCATTAACTGCTATAGCTTTTTTGAGATTTAGAAGAGTGTTATACATTCCTCTGTAAACTGTAACAGTATCACCTATATTGTTCCCACTCCAAGGCTCAAGTAAAATTACTTGATATTGTTCACCAAAAGTAGGTATATCATAATCTTCATCTTTATTTTTCATTTTTCTCTCTTTCTAAAAATAATATGATATAGGATGGGGAAATTAATCCCCATCCCATTAAGAACTTGTCCTTGTCTAAGACTCACTCGTAAAATTAACACATACGATTGAAGTAGTTGTTCCGTTAGTTCCAGGTTGATAAATGTTCTGACCATAATGTTTAATGACACGAAGAGCACTTGTGTCTTGGTCAAACCACTGACCTTCGTTAAAATCTATGAAAGTTCCACCTGTTGAAGCAGTAGCACAACAACCACTGAGATCACCAAAAATTAAGCCACTACGAGTTGTGCTCGCTGAAGCTGGCATTTGGTCTGCGAAAAGTATTGGATACCCATAAAGCATAGCCCTTGGAGCAGTTCCAGTCTGTATTTCGTAAGTGTTTCCACCCAATGTTCGAGCCACACCTTCTAGAATTCCAGCAAAGTTGCGATGACAAATCCACGCGAAATTAGAAGGTTTTGCCCAAGAACTAGTCTGATAAACAATAGAACTAATATCTGTATTAGTAATATCACTCCAAGTACCTGTGACTGTATACTCCGCACTATTACTTGCTACACCATTAATAGTGTTAGGTATTGAGGTCATCCCACCATCCGTAGTATCACTGGTCCCATCCGCATCCCCCAACAGAAGATACTGTATCTTTTGAGAAATAGCTTGAGCACAACTATCCAATACTTCTGTCGCTACAGAAGCTAAAGTTCCGAAGCGGAGTAAAGTATTTGTAACAGGAGATAATGTTGCTATTTTGTATTGTGTTACAGTTCTTGTTGTGAACTTTGGCTGACTCTGTGTAATAGCAGTTGATTCACCAATCACGTAAGCGGTATTCAGCTGTGTCCTGTCAACGAACGTAGATACTGACTGCAGAGTTGGGACTTGTAATGTCCTCTCAAGATAACTTGGATACAACGCTACAGATGAAGCCAGTATTCCGTGTGCATCGATAGGATCAAGAGAACCCATCTCACCAGCAGAATCTGAAATGCTTGAATAAGTTGATAATGCTGCTTTATTATTAAACTTTTCTAACATATGTTTAGGAACAAACTCTTTAGCAAAACAGAGCATATGACTTTTGCTTTCAAAACCTTCACAAGGAACGTCCTTTACTGATACTCTATAACTCTTAATAACCTTTTCTGTTACTTCTTCTTTTTGTTCAGCAAGAGACTTTTTCATCTCAGCAGCGAATGTAGCTGCCATTTCTTTAGCTACTTTTATCTCTTTTTCGTCTTCTGTCTTTTCGTCTTCTATAATCTCAACTTCTTTATTCTCTTTTTCTTTAGCCATTATTGGCTCCTTAATTAAAATAACATTTTTTATCTATAGTTAAAAATATTATCTTATATGTCTAATTCTGATCTAGCCTTGGGTAATTACTCCAAAGTATATCTTTATTCTCACAATATAAAAAATATATTTTTGGTTAAAATAAATTTCCCTTACTTCTCTTAATCTCTTTTTTAACTTCTTCTATAAAATACTTCATAACCTTTTTAATATCTACTCTCCTATTACTCTTAACGTTTAAGGTTTTTTCATTTTCCACAATTTCTACTATTTTCTCCTCAATATCTTCTTTTATCTCAACATCTTCTAATTCTTCAATTGCTTCTTTTATTATTTTTTCTTTCTCATTATCAACATCTTTTAATACATCATCTGTCTCTTCTTTTGTCATTTCAATTGTATCTTCTAAATCTTTATATCCATCACCCATAATAATTTTTGGGTCAAGATCTAATTCTTTACAACTGCTTATTAAAGCATTTGGATTGGATCCAACTGCAACAATACTAAATTCAATTAACTCAAACTTTGATATAACATAATTAACATTTTTGCCAAATTTTTTAATATCTAATTTAGTAGGTTGTCTACCTTCTTGATTAACAAATCCAATACTAATTGCTTTTAGAATTCCTTGACTCACCAAACTCCACACACTGTCTATCTCTGGTGATGTTCCTTGTTCAGCTAATTTTCCCTTTGCTACCCAACTTTCACCTTTTCTTCTTAATGATAAAACAGTTCCTAATGGTAAATTTTTGTCATGATTGAATAATATTATTCCATTCTTCTTGAACTCAGATATATTCATACCATCTGGTAAAAGAACCTCTTTATCTCTATCAACAGAAGAATCAGTAATAGTAGCACTAAACTCTCTTTTTTCCGTATCTACTTTTGTAGATTTAATTAAGAAACTCTTATTTATAATTCTTTTTTCACTCATTGTCATCTTCCTCACTATCTGTGTTATTTATATTGATTGTAATTGGCTGAACAGGTTTTTCTTCCACTATATCCTTCTGTTTATTTAAATCTGATATATCCTTAATGATTGTATCTATTTTAGATTTTAGTTGATTTGAGAGCAACTCAGCCCCCTTCTCTGGCTCTTCTGGAGGTGGGAAAGGAGCTGGAGACCCTGTATTATTTTTCCCCAGCTTATTCCCATTAAAATAAACCTCATCTAATTCCTCGCCTAAAGGCTCTAATCCTAAAGATACTCTAATTTCATTTGGTGTAATAATCCCTATTTTGCTATATGTCTCATCTTCTTTCCTTCTTTGTTCAGCATCTTCAGGCACTACATTATCGAATGCTAGATAAGCATCTCCATCTTCTATTCCATATCTCCATAATAGATTTTCAGAAAGAGAAGATGCTACTAATTTCAACATTGGAGATATAGTATTTCTTAACCAAGATGTATTTTGTTGCTCTGAATTAGCTTTTATGTTATCATTACCAATTAATTTATTTATTGGGCAACCAGAGATAGATGCTATCTCCACGATATTTAACTGAACATCACTTAAATCTTTTGGAGTAAATGCTACTGTTTTTATATCAACATCTCCATCTACAGCTATCACTTTTCCTCTGTTCTTGGGTCCTCCACCACTTATATTACTCATATTCCTAAAGAATCTTTTTCTATCCATTTTATTTCCAGATTTATTAATGAGTAAATAATCAGGCACTGCATTATTTGCGTATAGAGCAACTTGATATTCGTGTGAGAATTTGTTCAAAAGATGAGTCATCCACCCCCTTTCTATCACTCCCATTCCATAGAATAGCCCATCACTCTTTGGATTTGGATATTTAATATGTATAATTTCATCAGGTTCATAAATAACAGGAGATGCTATATTTTTTTTATACTCATATCCAGATATTAATCTACCTTCTCCCATTTTAGCAGGAATGATATTCATATACTGAGATTGTAATACATATAATTGTGCAGGAGTTCCATCTACATAATCTACAACGTGTATAAACGCATCTCCAGTTATTTGTAATTGGAGAAAGATGCTAAACAATAATTGGTATGTAGATTGTAATGGGTTTGCTTTAATGAATAAATCTATAATTGGATGTCCAACTACTATTTCAAAATCTTCCATTGTGTTCATTGTTTTATATTGAACATTTGCATCTGGTTTATCTTTTAATTTTCCGGAAAAATAATTCCTCTGGCGAATGTCTATATGCTGAGTAGTAGGAAATAAACATTTTTGTCCATTCTTTGATACTCTACTATACAACCTAATTATACCATTAGCAGCAGCATTAGAGTTTGCATCTAAAGCAGCTGCCCAATATCCTGTATAAGCACTCATAGCAACAGCCCTGTTAAATCTTGGCTGTCTAAAAGAAGAAGTTATTTTGGATACCTCACTATTCATATATTTAATGTTATCTGTCTGTGATTTTTTACTAAACAATTTTTTAATTATATTCATATCTTTTCCTTACAGAATTATAATTGAGAATTATAATTGTCCGTTAATATAACGTTCCTGTTCTATATTTGTCCTATATTATAGTCAAAAAAATAATTTTCATTTATATTTTTCCAGTGACCTCTCTCATTCTCATTCTCATTAGTCTCTGATAAATCATAAACATTATAAGTATAATCATTTCCACTATCATTATCTTCTTTATATTTTAATGTAGCTAATGCTAAAGATATTACAGAGTCATCATTCTGGACATTTTTCCCATTGTTATATGTGACTGTTCCATTTGGCTTTGTCTCACTTTCATATCCCAACAATTCATTTATCATGACATCGATATTCGGATATTTTATTTTTTGGGTATGAATATAATGAGCTAAAGTCTCTATTATACTACATTTATTTGTATTGTTAAATTTGATAGGTTCTAAATTAGGACAATCTTTAATGAGTAATGAGTAAATTACGTAGCCTCCAGAAGTAGCATCAATATAAGCCTTTCTATTATTAATATATGCTTTTAACTTATTTATTAACTTATCACCTTCTGCTCTAAATCTCCTAAAGAACTTTAATTCTCCATTCCTATCTAATCCACTAACTACAGTCCAGTCACTTTTATTATTATCTGTAAATCCAACATCTACACCTAGGTAATCCACTTTTGCCAGATTTTGTTTTATTTCATCATCTATACACTCATATACTCTATCTGCTCTAAATACAGAACATTCCGTTACTGGAACCACTCCCATCCAGTCCCTTTGGAATATGTAATCAGACTCATTGTTCCTGGCATATTCAAGATCCTCTTTTGAGAGGAATCCTGCTACTACACTATCTTCAGCGCTCAGGTGAAAAGCACTGGCTCTACTATCTTCACCTTTTAATATCTTTTTATACCAAATATAGAACCAGTTGTTCTTAGTGGTTGGATTGCTTATAAGTTTAATTGCTCCTTTTGTTATTCTTAAATTTGTCTTTAGAGCATCAAATGCTGGACATGTATAAATCTGCCTTCCATCCACTTCTATTATTTTTTGTTTAAGTCTAGCAGCTTCATCCACAACAGCAGCATCATACTGTTGACCCCAAAGAGAATCAATATTGAGACCACTTACAAAGTCTATAATAGCGCCATTAGGATAAATTATTTTTTGAGGAAAAGAATTATAAAATTTGAACTGTTCAGGATGGTTAATCTCTCTTAAATGTTTATATATTTTTGTCCCCATAATTATTATTTTTATTAGTTCAAATCCAATTGTTGATGTTTTGGAGAAAGGGGATAACCAGCAGTACCTTTTCCCCTCTCCACCCAAAATTGCCTGTTCATTCAACCAACAACTTAATGATAAACTTTTACCAGTTTTATTAGCAGATAAAACAACTGTATAAAGTGATTTACAATCATATATTTGCTGTTGTTTTCGATAAAAAAATTGTGGTGGCTGATACTGGATCTTCATTACACTTGTATCTCCTGTTGTGAATAACTAATTACTGACAATTATTATTCACTTTTATTTTCTTTCTCTTTTTTCTTCAAAGATAAATTACCTTCAAAAAATCTATAATTGGAACAAGTTGAAAAATTATTGTTGTGCATTTTTTCACATTTCCATTTACATATATCAGCATATTTACACTTGTGTTTATTCTTTTTCATTTTTTTTCTTTCGAATTAATTTCGATTCATCCATAACAAAATCAACTGAGTCTACTTTAACATTCATTTTATCTTCTTCTTTACCTAAACTTCTATCCAGTAATAATTGTATATGTTTATAACTACCTAATTTACCTTCTTTTAATAGTTGCTCAAATATTTGTTTCATTTCACCTGAGGTGATTTTTTCGTCTAAGAACCTAGAAAAAGCATTCCTTGCTCTCTGTCTAACAGTATTATACGTCTTTCCCTTATTCTTTTTCCCACTATTATTAAACTTATTAAACTTGTTATCTAAACTTTTCCCAGTCAATATTTCCACATCTTCATACAATTCTCTATCCTCTTTAGACACTTCATCCAAGAAAGATTCTGGGTGTTTTTGGGTAAATGTTGTATCATATTTACGCCTAAATTCTTCTTCTGGTAGCATTTTATTTTTCCTTATTAACCTATACATTCTGTAATTATAATTCTTCTTCTACCCGTTCCTGGCACAGCAGACGATGAAGAACTTATTGAACTAGAGCTAGAACTCTTTGAACTACTTGAAGAACTACTATTAGAAGAGCTAGAACTTGAACTCTTAGAGCTACTTGAACATTTAGAACTTGAACTGCTAGAACTCTTTGAAGAACTTGAAGAACTGCTCTTTGAAGAACTACTTGAACTCTTTGAGCTGCTTGAAGAGCTACTCTTAGAACTGCTTGAACTTTTTGAGCTTGCACTTGAACTGCTGCTAGGCTCATATACTGATGGATTAGCATTTCTAAATGGAAGATTCAATTCTGTGATCCTGGATCATTCCCACAGTTGCCAAAATCTATATGGACAGTTTTGTTTGGCGGAAAATCAGCATCTCCGTTTGCATTTTCATGAGGAAAATCTCCTGTATCATCAACAACGTCACTAGGAATAAAAGTTTTATATAAATGAGTATGACCGTAAAGACAAGCTAATACTCCATAATCTTCCATCATCTGACAGAATAAATCTCTTGTCGCCCTATCTCTGTCTAAACACAGAATAAATCTCTTGTCGCCCTATCTCTATCTAAACAGTTATCAGGTTTACGAGACCAATCTGGATCAAAAGCCGGTTCATGAACCAGCACTATTATCTGCTTACCTTCTTCTGCCGCTAATTGCAATACTTTTTCTAACCATACAAGATTAGCAGCAGTGATTCTGCCGCTATCCGTAGAATCATCATCTGTATTATCAGCATTAGCATAGACATTAAGACTGTATTATCAGCATTAGCATAGACATTAAGACTGATATATTTAATTGGTCCCCAGTCCCAAGAATATTGTGTTTCTTCTATATTTCCAGATGTAGCTTCATTAGCTCCTCCAGGACCATCTTCATTAGTGTAATCTTTTAACGAAGTTCTAGGAGGATTACCCTTTGTGGCTTGAATAGTAGCATTTCCATTATTATATTCATCTCTTGCCCAAGCTATAGCATCTCCGTTCCCAACAATTTCATGATTTCCTATAATAGGGAACCATATAGGTTCTGGATTATCAGAGTCTGCAAAT